AAAAAAGTATAAAAAAATCAAATTATTAGATAAACTATAAAAAAGATATCTTGATAAAAAAAACCACTTGGGGAAAAACTTTATTTTTATTTTTTGGTGATTCACTCACTGTTTTTTCCACTCAGGAAGTTTGTCCATAGTCTCACATCCCCAGAACATACATCTCATATTTGTCACACTAGAAACATTCCATTTTGATAGGTCAGCATTGAATGACTCGCATCTTTCGAACATACTGTACATATCTGTCACACTAGAAACATCCCATTTTGATAGGTCAGCATTGAATGACTTGCATTCATAGAACATACATCTCATATTTATCACACTAGATACATCCCATTCAGATAGGTCAGCATTGAATGACTTGCATCCATCGAACATACAGTTCATATTTGTCACACTAGAAACAATCCATTGTGATAGGTCAGAATTGAATGACTTGCATCCATCGAACATAAATTTCATACCTGTCACACTAGAGACATCCCAGTCTGATAGGTCAGCATTGAATGACTTGCATCCATCGAACATAAATTTCATATCTGTCACACTAGAGACATCCCAGTCTGATAGGTCAGCATTGAATGACTTGCATTTCCTAAACATACAGTTCATATTTGTCACACTAGAGACATCCCAGTCTGATAGGTCAGAATTGAATGACTTGCATTCCCCGAACATACAGTTCATATTTGTCACACTAGAGACATCCCAGTCTGATAGGTCAGCATTGAATGACTTGCATCCATCGAACATAAATTTCATATCTGTCACACTAGAGACATCCCAGCAAACAATTGGTCCATACTGTTTCTCTGCTTTTATTGTATCTTGTATGTACAGATCTCTAGCCACCCTCAATGTCTCGTTGTCGAACTTTAACGGATGTCGTGATCTCAGTATACCGAGAGCAATCAATTGCCATTCTGTGTATCCCTCATCCCGAAGGATGTACTCGTTGTCACACGGTTTCTTGTTCCATATCTCACATAGTTTCTTGTCGGATTTCTTTGATAGATTATCCAGATCCTGTGCTACATTTCGGATGATACCGAGAACCATAAGGAATATACTCTTCGGCATCACCTCTTTTTCTCTTTTCACATCATTGCTACCGCAGTTCTTCATATTGAAGCCGTCAGTAGCCTATGTCACTTATAATAAAAAAAGTTATAGAAAAATCAAATTATTAGATAAACTATAAAAAAGATATGTTTATGAATACAATCAATATAGATTATCGAGGAATTCTTTGAGATTTTTTTTAGTTCTAGTAGGATAATTAAACACGGTTAATTTTTTGGTAGATGGGTGTTCGGCGACAATATGAGGAACGGTAGTTACGTAAATATTATCGGGGATATTATCTTCAGGAGATAATTTAACCATATTATGTTTATTGGAATAATCTTGTGATATTTTATCCCAAGTAGGATTAAAATCGATACAATGAGGACAAGTAGATGAGTGGATATAATACACAGTGTGTTTTACTACAGCTCCTCCTTTCTTAGTTTTCTTTTTAGTTTTGGATTTCTTTTTAGTTTTTGATATTTTTTTAGGTTTTGAATTCTTATTTAACACCGCTTGTTCAACTGGATCATATTTAAGAAACCATTCATCATATTCTTTAGTACCTTGTTTACCTTTTAATTTTTTAAATTGTTCAGTTTTTTCTTCAAGAATTTTTTCTAATGTGCGCATATCACCATAGCATTCAATTGGGATTTGTTTAAAAAGACCTTTTCCGAAATTTTTTTCATTAATATCGAAAATGATATTAGCTATACACATGATTCTGTTGACATTATATAAGTTACATTTATCCATATAAGTGAATAATATATACATACTCAGTAAAGTGAATATAGAAGCAATTCTATAATTTTTATTATTATATTTAACGGTTAAGTAAGAGTAACAAGCAATTGGTTCATAAATAATGGCAACAACTGTGTTATTTATTTTAAGAATATAATGAGGTGGGAATATATCATTAATACCATCATCTTTAGTATATTTGAGATTGGGTATAATTTTTTGAATATCAGATATACATTTGGATGGGTCTTCATGAAACACATCTATAACAGTTCTTGTATTTTTTAATGATTTATCATATTTAGAATAGATGCTAAGAGCTTTACCACCAAAAAACACACATTTATTTTTGTAGAAACATTCAACTAATTTATGAAAATGTTTTATAGAATCAACAGAACGAATGTTACAATTATTAGTCTTAATTGGATAATGTTTATTTAATAAACTTAATCTAGAATAAACTTTTTCCCATCTAGACACGTCTCCTTTTGGACGCGATAATTCAAGATACATATTCATTCTTAAGTAATCGGGTGGGCAGTAATAAATACCTTTTCTTGTTAAAGCAGTTTCAGATAATTTTTTGAATAATTTAGAATTAAGTTGAGTAATATCAGCTACAGGTAAATAATTAACGAATACTTTATATGTTCCAAAATGAACGCCACTTTTAGCTAATACATTAGTGAATCCATTTTTATAATAAATATTTGCTAATATTTTAGAATCATTCATAGCATCAGTGCTGTAGAAATCATAATCAGGAAATTCTTTACCACTATAGAATTGAGCTTTTTTAGGTAAAATATTATTTATAGCAGTACCTCCATAACAAATTAATTTTTTTTTAATTAAGAAATGTTCAACAATTTTAATAATTAGTTTAATCTCGGATGAATTCATATCCATTGTATATCTATCCTCTGCCAATTTTGCTGCGGTAGAAATTAATTCAAGTCCACTCATATATATATATTAAAGAAAATAGTATATATATATATATAAATGAATAACTTGAATGACTTAGATAATATTATATCTAACTCAAAAAACAAAAAAACTAGTTTGTATAAGATATATGATCCATTAGAAAAAACTAACAAATTATTAGAAATATTGAAGTTAGAAACAGAAACATTCAAATCCATAAAAAATATGACATGGAATAAATTAAATAATGGAAACAGAAAAAAACTAATATTAGATTATATAGATAATAATAATTTAAACGAAGATACTGTTGTAGATATAAAAAGAAATATCTACAATGGTCAAATCAATAAGCAATATAGTATAGATTATGATGGTGAATTAAATAAAATTAATTCAATTAATAAAATTTAGAATTCTTCATCAAGTGCGAAAACTTGTTCAGATTCACCTGATGGATTGGCTATATTAGAATATTCTCCAACTCTTTTTTCAAAGAAATTTGTCTTTCCTTGAATAGATATTAAATTCATAAAATCAAAAGGATTAGACGAATTATATACTTTATCAATATTCAACATAACTAATAACCTATCTGCTACATATTCTATGTACTGTGTCATTAAACTAGCATTCATACCTATTAAAGAACAAGGCAAAGATTCGGTAATAAACTCTTTTTCTATATCAACTGCTTGTGTGATAATATTTTTAACTGTTTCATTATCAGGTTTATCAATCAAATGATTATTGAATAGTAATACAGCAAACTCTGTATGCATTCCTTCATCTCTAGAAATTAATTCATTACTCTGACACAGACCAGGCATTAGTCCTCTTTTTTTAAGCCAAAATATACTACAAAATGCACCAGAAAAGAATATACCTTCAACAGCAGCAAAAGCAATGCATCTTTCACCAAATGATCTGCTATCACGAATCCATTTAATAGCCCAATCAGCTTTTTTCTTAATACTAGGAATTGTATGAATAGCATTAACTAAATTATTTTTTTTATCTAAATCATCTTTAATATAAGTATCAATTAATAGCGAATAGGTTTCACTATGAATATTTTCAATGGCAATTTGGAATCCATAGAAACACTTAGCTTCTAAATATTGAACTTCATTGCTGAATCTTTCTAATAAGTTTTCATTAACAATACCATCAGACGCGGCGAAAAATGCTAATATATTTTCAATAAAATATTGTTCATCATTACTTAATGTATTATAATCTTTTAAATCTTTAGATAAATCTATTTCTTCAGGAGTCCAAAAGTTAGCCATAGCTTTTTTATACATTTCCCAAATATCGGAATGTTGAATGGGGAATAATACATATCTATTTTCTTCTTCAGACAAAAGCGGCTCTACAGATTTATCTGACATATATTAAATATATATATATTTATAGTCTTCTATTTAAATATATGTATATATTAAATGATACATATATTTGATTTAGATGATACATTATTATTATCCAATAGCTATAATAAATATTCAGATATTATGCCAAATGAGATATTAAATAGATTACTTGAAAATATAGAAAGAAAATATATATTCACAAATGGTACATATAGACATGCTATAACATCACTTTATTTTATGAGATTACCTATATTCAACTATATATTTGCCAGAGATAATTTATATCCAAATCAACGAATAAAACCGTATATTGATCCATATATTTATATAATTAAATCAATATATAATAACCCAAATAATCACAATCATAATATTATATTTTATGATGATTTGTTAACAAATCTCAAAACAGCAAAAAGATTAAATTGGATAACGGTTTGGATTAAAGATAGTTATGATAATATTCCTAGTTATGTAGATTATCATTTTGATAATATTATAGATGCATTATTATTTTTTAGATAATTTGATTTAAATAATATAATATATAAATAATAAAATTGATTATGTCTAATCTATCTGATATAGTATCAAGAATTGAGAAATTTAATTTTGATTATATTGTATCAGAAGAAGGTATATTGTCGGATGAAGGAGTATATAATGTACCATTAGAAAATAATGACAATGTAAGATATCTTTTCTCAGATTCAAATGAATTTGGTAGTAGAAACCCATTAGAAGTCAAAAAAATAAAAATGATGAATGATTCACTTGAAATATTATTTGATATATATACTTATGCGAGTCAAATGGATCCTAATTATTATGCTAGATTGATGGGTGCATCAATAGATATGAGAGAACAATATGAACAAGAGGCTATATTGGATGATGCTCCACCAGATGGAGGAGTTGAGTCTGAACCACAACAAGTTGTTGAACAACAAGATTCTCAAAAAACAGTTGATATTGAAGTTGAAGATTTATCTGAAACTATGGATACAATGGGTTTATAACGGCTTAAAATAATAAATATATATATATATAATATAAATATAATATATACTATTTTTTATGTCATTAAAAATCATATGTGGATGTATGTTTTCTGGTAAAACAACAGAACTTATAAATATTAATAATAAATTATCATCAATTCATAAAAAAGTATTAAACATCAAATCATCACTAGACAATAGATATTTTATAGACAATATATCTACACACAATATGTCAAAAATAGAATGCATAACATTAAATAAATTAAAAGATGTACCATGTAATTTTTATAAAGATAATGACTATATAATTATTGATGAATGTCAATTTTTTGAAGATTTATATGAATTTGTTATAAAAGCAATTGATAAAGATAATAAAAATGTTATACTGATTGGATTGAATGGTGATAGTAATAGAAATAATTTTGGAGAATTATATAAATTATATCCTCATGCAGATGATATAAAATTATTAAAAGCTTATTGTTCTGTATGTAATAATGGAAAAGAGGCTATATATTCAAAAAAATTAGTAAATAATGATTCTATTATAGATATTGGAGAAAAAGATAAGTATATACCAGTATGCAGAAAATGTTATAATGATGAAGATGATGAGTATTTTTTATATAATTATTTTTAGAAATCTTTAACAATTAATTTTCTACTAGTGCTATTATTCCATATACTATGACAAGATATACAATCTCTGGATAAATGTGGTAAATTAAATGTATTATTATCTGGTTTTATTCTTTGTGGTTGAGGTCCGTTATTATTTCCCCACATAGCATCTTCGAGTGTACAAGGTACATATGAATATAAGAATCTGAAGTCATCATCTTTATCATCAACTACTTTTTTAATATCATTAGATATTTGATAAAATATAGATTTATCACTATCGACGGTTGTCATATATAATAAATAGATAAAAAAAATATAAGTAATAATAAAAATGACTAGATATTACACACATTCAATTCCTGCTTATTTAATACATATATCACACATATTGTCTGGAGCTTGGTTAACATATATTGGTTATAAATTAATAAAAGGTGAACAATTAAAAGAATATCATTATTCATTATTATCATTTGTAGGAATTATAATAATGGGATATTTTGTATATTTGACTATAAAGCATATACCGAATGATTTCACTTATTCGTTAGGAATTAATAAGTATATTATACTATTAGCTCACATACTACACGGTTTATTGTTTTTATTAGTTGGATTAAAGGTAATTAAGCATAATATGATATCATTATATATATTAATAATAGGATCAGCGACAGCATTATATCATGCACATTTAATGATATCAATAAATACTCGTGAAAAAGGAGAATGTATTAATAAATGTTTAAAATAAAAAGTAATATTTTAAGATATAACAAATAATTTGAAATTTTTATATTTTTTTACTATCTTAACGACAAACGGGGGCACAGAGCGAGGAAAGCGATGACAACAACTGAGGCTGCCTTGGTCCCATCAGCAGAGGAGGGTGTACCTCCATCGGCGACAGGAGCCACCAAGATCCAAGCGGGCCTTTTGACTGCATCTGGAGACGTCTACCCATCAGGGAAGTATGATGTGGAAGAACTGCACGTCCCGGAGGATGAGTACTCGGTGGACTCGGTGGATGAGTGGGATGAGTGGGAAAGTATTCAGTGTTCGTACTGGGAGAAAAAATGTCAAGAGATGTTAAAGTCCAACGACTTGACAGATGATGACAGGAAGAACCTTGAATCTGCCATTACTATGCTGATGAGTGGTTCAGGCGTCTGGCCACCTCGTGGCTGATGCCCCCACTGCCGAACTCTTGATGCGGCTGGTACAACAGATTGTACCAAAGAAAAAAAAGAAGAGGCAACACATAGAGGTTAAACCCTCTTTTGTTGTATTAAAGATATCTTTTTATAGATTAATTAATAATTTGAAATATATATTTTTTTTTTCTTATTAACGGAGAAATCAGGCGTTAGGAGACTACAACAATGTCCGTCATCAAGAGTATGATTGTGGATAACATTTCGTCAACGCAGGCGATGGATATCATGACCAAGTCGTGTGAAAAAGACGTTTTATTTGAACGAAGATATATGCACACCTTGTGCTCTACCTAAGATTTCTAAGTATGCATCAAAGCACGCAGAACATGTTGCTTTGGACCGATATTGTAAGAAGAATCCATCAAACAAGTCAATCACAATACTTGTTTGGAGGAATACGGAAAATGGATTGGGGAATGCTCGTCCTTGTGGATTGTGTGTGAAGAAAACTATTCCCAGATATGCCGAAAGGTTGGGACTAAGTACAAAGAACATTCGCATATATTATTCTACACCGACGGGAATGCATATGACCACGTTGTATCAACTATATTCAGAGAAGAATCAATATATATCTGTTGGTTCTATGCTTAGAAATCATTGATATAACACAAAAAAAGAAGTTAGGGATAACCTAATTTCTTTTCTGTATTATCATATCTTTTTGAAGATAAAAAAAATAATTTGAAATTTTTATATTTTTTTTCCTATTATAACACAACGAGGAAGCAGGTAAGTGACGACGACGACGACAACAACGACAACGACAACAATGCCTGACACACCTCAATCACCACGTCCTTCACCGGGGAAGAACGGGGCTGCGGCTAACGCTACGAGAGATAGTTATATGCAACAGCCACATGTGTCCAGGACACGAAGCCGATACCAACCAGAAATGGAATGTAGGTGCCTGATGGACCATGTAGGGTTCGAGAGACCGGACGATGGGGATGAATTCGACGAGCCACAGGTCACAGGTGGCTAGATGAGTGGGTGAATCATTTGTGACTAACCCAAAAAAAATGAAAAGTGAATTTTCCCCCAAGTGGTTTTTTTTAATTTGATTTATTTTTTTTGTGTTTTTTTTAAAAATAAATACAATGAATGATATATACTCCATATCATTTGCGGTTATATTAGCAATAGCTTTTGAATTATTAGTAAAAGAACATTATATTAGTTTTGTGAATGTTATCTTATTTATCAATATAATTGGATTATATTATATAACAAAAAATATAAAATGTGTTATAAAGATATCTTATAATAATGGTGATGATGATTAATTATATCTCACCATTGACTAATTTTTTATATTCTTGTTTTATTAAATCAACGTATTCAGGATTGTCATCAACCCATTCTTCATCATCTGTATCCATGCTACCGGGGTCTGGTGGGCATTTACCCACTTCAAACCCACCCATAGCAATACGTTTAGAACGTACAATTGGGTCATCATTTTCTTGATTTTTAAGTTCTTGATAATGTTGCTCAATATAATCAGAATAATCTGGATTCTCATCGACCCATATCTCATCATCAGTGTCCATACCAGCTGTATCTAATGGATTTCTACCCACTTCATATGCACTCTCTGCGATTTGTTCAGCTCTCAATTGTTTTTCTTCTGACATCTTTATAATTGTTTTTTACTAAAAAAATTAAAAAAATAATATCAAATTATATATTATGTATCTTGTTTATCTTTTAAAATCTGATAATTATTCATATGTTGGGATGACAAATGATTTTACTAGGAGAATACGTCAACATAATAAAGAAATTAAAGGAGGAGCGAGATATACAAGTAAAAGGGATTCATGGTATCCTGTATTAATCATTGATGGTTTTCAAGATATGAAATCAGCAATGCAGTGCGAGTGGAGATTAAAAAGAGGTAAAAAAGGAGTTGAAGGGAGAATAAGATATCTTAATGACTATATATCAAAGAATGATAAATGGACAAGCAAAAGTGATACAATTAAAAATCAAAATTTAACATATTATATAGATGATGATTATAAAAATGAATTGTATTGTGATACAAAAGAATTATATTGGAAATAAAAAAAAATAATTAGATTACTCCTATTTATACTCATGTAAGATACAATGTTTTAATTCCTATGTCGAATATCTTTTTTGAAATTTAATAAATAATTTGAAATTTTTATGTTTTTTTTATTACAATAGCACGATTGCGCGAGTTCCGTGGAGCAGATGGAATTCATTCAAATAATGCGGTTATGCAATATGGCGGTGAAGCTGCTAGCGAATAAAGTCAGAGATGATCCACGGTTGCGCGAGTTCAACGTCGGGGACATATCGGACATAATGGGGTATGCCTTTCGGGTAAATCCACCAAGTGGATCGGACCTCGAGAAATACAAGATCAATTCTATTAGCATCGCGGTTCCACCCGATGCGAATCGATATGCGAAGACTTATCTAGCAATCGAAATCGCAATGTTTTCGGGTGAAGAGATAAACTACCAACATCCGCACTGCACCGATGTTTTGCGATTCAACGAGTATGAGTCGCTAGTTAAGGCCATCCTGGATTTTAACACGGGTGAATTCGAAAGCAGTGACGAGGAGGAACCCGAGCCTGAGCCAGAGCCTGACTACTCCGACGACCTGGAGGCACTCTTCGCGGAGCCCGAGCCACAGGTGACCGGTGGCTAGATGAGTGGGTGCGGCGCGGGCCAGCGCCCTAACCCAGCATAAAGATATGTTGATTAAGAGCACAAACAAAAAAACGTACGACGTCGTTTTCCCTAGTGGTTTTTTTTAATTAAAAAAAAATAAATACAATGAATGATATATACTCCATATCATTTGCGGTTATATTAATTTGAATTATACTTATAAAAGAGAACATATTTATAATTATAGATATAATGACAACATATTATACTAGTAATGGCACATACATTCGTAATCCGGAGGCATATGCAAGAACGGGTGCACCTATGTATAAAACTAAATATGGAGATTCACCAGACATTAATCAAAAAACAGATATTTATAAATTAAATTTAAAAAATGGCAAAAAATACATAGGGAAAACAACAAATATAGATAGAAGAATGAATCAGCATTTTAGTGGTAATGGAGCAAAAGTAACAAAGAAATTCAAACCAATTGATGGTAAAGTAGTTGACAGTTGTCCAGGTTTTTTTTCAGATAAATTAGAACAAGAATATACAGAAGAATATATAAATAAGTATGGATATGAAAATGTGAGAGGAGGGAAATATACAAATTCAAAAACATTAAATAAAACAAAACAAAAAAATACATGTTATAGATGTGGTCGTGAAGGACATTATGCTAGTAATTGCTATGCGAAAACACATATTGATGGTTATAAATTATTTTAATAATTAAAATATGAATCAATATGTTAATTATATACTTATTTTTTTATAATTAAATAATTCAAAATCTTTTGAATATACATTATTAATTAAATTAATTAATTCATTATTAAAATCGTTAATTGTAAAAGGTAAAGATTTATTTTTATCTTTTTTTGTATTAATAGTTTTAAGACTATTAATATCAATATTTAAATTATATTTTTTAAATAATAAATCTAATTCAGAACTTAGATTTTCAAATTTAATAATATTAATTGTAATATCTTCATCATTAGTATAATATTTTGATTGTTCTATATAATGAAATCCTAATGAAGGTTTATGTCTATCTTTTATATTACTAATTAATAAATTATTAAATTTTTCTTTAGTATCTGGTATGCATCTTTTTTTTCCAATACCACCCCATTCGCAATAATATTCGGATAATATTCTTGTATATGGATTTCTAACAACCATAAACCAATCATATTTTTTTTTTAATTCTATAGATTTATTATTAAATGGTTCATGCCAAAATCCATATTCTTCTTGATGATTTATTCCCCATAAAATATTATTTTCATTTCCTAAGGTTTCAATTGAAGTTCCCGCACATTTTGTAATATGTATAAATTTTAATTCTTTCATATAAAATAGAAAATATTTAAAATAATATTAATTTGAATTATGTGATTATATAGAAATCAAATTTATATAAATAATCGATATGAATATTCTAGAACATCTTGAAATTTATATATTAATTCAAAATATTCAATTATTAAAATATATCGCAGAAAATGAGGGTTGGGATGTTAAAGAATTATATAAATATCTTAATCTGCCTTGAGTGGCTCGATTAGATTATCTGGTTTAGAACAACCATAAATTATAAATAAAGCAAATAATATAATGCCTATAATATTCACACATTTATCAAAATTAATCATATATTACATATAAAGATTATTTTTTTTATTATCATTATTTAGATTCTCAGGTTTATTTTTATTTACAATATCATTGAATTCAGATAATTGTTCTATAATATTAGATGATTCTCTATTATAAAACAAGAATTCTTGTAGCATGGCTGTAGTATATTTAAGATGGTCTATATTTTTATAGAATTCTTTGAATAAAGATTTATCAAAGAATTTACAGAACATATTTTCTGTTTGATATTCATCAGCATAATCGAATTCAATTTTGTGGTCAATTCTACTGGATCTAATTAAAGCATAATCAAGAACTTCAGGTTTATTAGCAGTAATGAATAATAATAATCCTTCAACGCAAGTTAAGCCGTCCAAACAATTTAATAAGGTTTGTAATGTGATATTGTTATGGTCATTAGCTTTGCGTTCATCAAAGATACAATCAATATCTTCGATAACAACAATCTGTTGTTTATCATCATCACTAACAGATAATTCAGAAAAAGCAGATATTAAATCAGAGTCTTTTAATTCACTAGTTATGGGAATAATGTATATATCAGCATCAGTTTCTGCAGCGATGCAGTTAATTAGACTAGTTTTTCCTCCACCAGGAACACCATATAATAGATATACAGATTTATAAGGAATTCCATATTGAATATATTCATCTCTTGTATTAGTGTCTAAAAATTTATTAATTTTAGTCATTATTTTTTCTACTGCACCATTTTTTAGATATAATGTGTCTAATGGTCGTTTATGAGTTTTAGAGAATAATGACCAATATTCTTGTCTCCAATAAAATGTTCTGATAATATCATTGTTAATTTTTTTATAACTATTAATTCTATCTTCAACATATTTAATAGAATCATTCACAAATTGAATTAAGATATCTTTATTATCAGAGTATAATGTCATTTTTTGTAAAATAACATCAAAAGATTCACACTGTCTTGTTACAAATAACTTTTGTATATTATTTTTATCATTATATATAGTTTCTATCAAAAATCTTATATTTTTATCATTATATTCAATTGATATATCACAATCAGAAGGACGAATAATACTGAATGATTCTTGTTTAGTATTTTTTCTAGTTTTAAAATCATATCTTGGTTTTTTTATATTTTGAATATATTCTATATGATTGAAATAATCATTGTATTTATTATATATATATTCACAAACCTTATCATAAACATTATTGTTTGTAAATAAGACTAATGTTTTATCCATGGTATATAATTATTTATTTATATACTTAAATATTTAAGTATATGAATATAAAAAAAATGATATATTTTTTAGATGATGGTAAGGTTATAATAGAATACAATGAAGAAACATATGAATTTATAAAAAATACAAAATTAGCAAAATTAATGTGTGAGAAATTTATGTTATGTGAAGGTATAAATTATTATTATGATAAGATATCTTATGTTATAGACGATGAATATGTATATTATGATATTAAAACAGATAATATATATATATGGAGTAATCTTGATAAAAACAAAAATATATCAGAAAATATTATATGGTATGAATGGTATAATAAAGATTTTATAGATTTAGAAGGAAATAAATATGATAATATAAATGATGCATACATTAACAATAAGTTAGTATTATTGAAATATGTATTAGTAGAATATAAAAATATGAATGATAATGTTATAAAAAGAGAGGAATCATCAGGTGATGATACATCAGAATTATCAAGTGATGATATATCAGAATCATCAAGTGATGATGTATCAGAATCATCAAGTGATGATGTATCATCAGATTCGGATTTTATAGTAGATGATAGTGATACAAGTGATACAAGTGATATAAACGTATCTTTATCAGAAAATATGAATGTAGATACATATATGTCTACAGATAATGTGGAATATAGAAAAGAATATGTATCTAATTTAATTAATATAGTAAATTCTACAAGAGAGTTAGATAGTGATAGAGTAAATTTAATATTGAATTATTATAATTATTATTACCTTAATCAATAATAAAATTTGATATAAAAATAATAATATATAATAATTAAATATATATAATGAGTACTATTATAGAGAAGGTTAGTAATTCAAGAAATATATTATTAGAGATATTGAATGAATATGATTGGGATATATCGAAAGTACCAATATTATCAATAAATGAGATAGAACAAGTATATAATATAGAGAATAACAAGAATAGTATATATTCATCATTTGGTATATCAGCTGGGTGTAATTTTGTATTAACACATAAGAATATACCATCACATAAACTACATGTGATATATTATAATATGCCCTCAGGTAATCAATCGAGTGTTAAAGTAACGAAGTCATTGACAGATAAAATATTAAATTTATACAATGAATCATTGATAGATGACGATGATTCAATCATAATATTAATTAATGAACCTATGAGTGAGACTATACAAAAAATCAATGATTCTATAAATATTTTTCTACAAGAGAATTATGAACCGAGTGACAAAATTAAAGAAGAAATGAAGAATAATAAAATAAATATGCCAAAAACATTTTTTAGATATACAACTATATTTGATATTCGAGTATTTCAAACAAATTTATTAAATCATTCATTAGTACCAAAACACTATCCGATAAGAGATAAAACAAAGATAAATCATATATTGGAGAGTTCAAATGCGAAAATTAATCAAATGCCAGGAATAACTAGAAATGATCAAATTGCTAAAATAATAAGATTAGTACCAGGAGATTTGTGTAAAATTATTAGACACACGAAAGAAGGAGGTGAAACAATATATTACAGAATATGCAAATAAATTTATAAATAATATAATGAATTAATTGAATCTATTTTTTTTCTACAATAAATACAATTATCGTATTCTTTTAATTCAAGATTATTTTTACAAGAACTACATAATGTATGACCACAAGGTATCATATATTTATCCACTTGATTAGAAAAACATAATGAACAAGTTGAACCCAAGTTATCTTTATTCAGATACTTAACTAATTCAAAATAAGATAACATTTTAGTTCTGCTATTAATATAATTATTTTTAGCAGTTTTTAATTTTGTATTATCTTTTATTTTATCTACAACTATACTGATATTATCAATTATATTATCAATATATTCCTTTGAATCACTACTATTTATATATTCTTTTTCTAATTTAGAGACTATGTCATTATAAGATGTCAACGATTTAATATTTTTATTAGTATTATTGACTTCATCTTGATAAAGTTTTTCTGATTGTATCATATTAATTTGTTCTCGTTTATAATCATTTATTAGTTCAGATGCATTATTTACAAATTCTTTAATTTTTGGATCTATTTGTATATTTGTTGTATCAAAATGATATAATTCATTAATTAAATCATTTTTTAAATCAATAATTTTGTTGCAAACATTTTCTCTAAAAATGATTTCATCTGACCCATTTAGAATAATAATTGGATCAGAATTTTCTAAATGTTGATAATTATCATTATTAAAATCTGTTGTATTTTGATATATATCTCCAATAGATGCAGGAGAATAATATAATTGAGACATTTTATTATTTATATAATTGAATCTTTATATTATTCTAATAAATTAGAAACAACAAGACTATCGTATACATCACGTGGTACATATTTTATTTGTTCGGTATTACTACAAGATGGACTAGCACTATTTGTATAACCAACAATAAACAAAACTAATCCAATAATAAATAATAAAAAAGTAATATTCATATAATTATATTAATATAAATAAAATGGATAGTAATCCGTGTACAGATAAATTAACAGATATAGAATATTTAGAAATAATAATTTAAATATTGGATTATATTTTTATATTAAAAAATGAATATATACAAAGGATATCTTACCAGTGTTAATGATAATACAAATGGACGGATTGAATTTCTTGAAGTTTATTATTTTATAATATTAATATCTATTATTTTAATGATTACTTATATATATTGTTATATAATTTGAATTAAACATAATAGTATGTTATATAAGAAATGAATAAATCATCATATTACTCATATTCTATAATAACAGGTGTATTGAGAGATTTATCTTATGATATTATATCTGTAATCAAAGAATATTTATATATACATTTAAATCGCAGATTATTAAATAAAGAATATATTGTATTTTTGGAAAATATATTAAATGATAAAAACAAAAAGTATGATAATATATTATTAACTAGATATGGACTAAAAAATAAAGTCAACAGTGGATATATAAATGAATATTCAGGTGAATATATAAACCATATATCATTAGATACAGTATTAAAATTTAAAATGAATTATTATGTATTAGGTGTAAAAATAAACCCAATATATGATAGTGGATTTACTAAATATGATAGAAATCATATTATATTAAGATATATGAAAAATAAATATTCACACACTAGTATAGCATATCAAAAAGCAAAAGAACTAATGAATAATCAAGATGCATTAAAAAAGTATATTAGAATGGTTATGGATCATGAAGAATATCAAATAAATTAATTTGAAAATATATAAGTTTTTTTATAACACTTAGGTATTCAATGCCTAAAAAAGCAAAATACGAGAGTGATGAAGATTATTCGAGTGATGAAGATGATGAAGATTATTCGAGTGATGAAGATTATTCGAGTGATGAAGATGATGAACAATCAACTAGAATGGAATCACCAGAGAAACTAAAAAGAGAACTTAAAAAATGTTCTCTAGAAAAAAGAATCTTAAAACATAAAATACAAATAAATGATCTAAAAAACAAATTAAAAACAGATTCTAATAAATTAAATAAGTATATTGTAAAAAAAACAAATAAAACAAAAACAAAAAAAACAAAAAAAGTGGAATATATATATAATCCAATAACAAATAGGATGATTCTAAAAAATGAAACTAATAAGAAACGTATAGAAGAACAAAAAATCTCTTTTCTAAAAAAACATAGTGAGGATTATTTGTGTATGATGTTCAATAATCATTTATAAATCTATATCTATTTTTTTTGTATTCGTTAATAGTTTGATTAATTATTAAAATATATTATAACAATGAATGAGAGATTTAAAACTGATTTAATGTTATATCAAAGAAATATGAAGGATGATAATAAAACTATAATAAAAGACTTGAATGAGGAAGTAGCAAATCTAAAAAAACAATTATCATTTGTTTATGAGAAAGATAAAACAATAAATGAACTAAAAATACAATTAATGGAATACACTAAATTAGTTGAAGATTATAGTGAATATAAAAATAAATTAGTTTCTATAATAAAAAAATATGAAGAAGTTAAGAAAGAAAATACTAAATTAACAGATACTAATAAAAAATTAAAAGATATCATAACTAAATTGAAATCAGAGGATAATTTATCAGAATCTGATAAAATTAAAAAAATAGTAATTAATGCATTATTAGAAAAAGAAAAACAGAGATTAGATGGTGAATTAAATGATATAGAAATATCTAAAGATAATATAACAGATACTATAAATAATTTGAAATAAGAATTATGAATAATAAATAATATTTCTCATAATGTCGTGTGTCATAACACACAGTTTAAATGCATTCACAGTCAAAAACTTGAGACAAATTCTCAAGAAACATGGATACAGTGAAAAAACATATAATATGAGAAAGCATGAATTAATTCATCATACAAAAATGATGATGTTAAAATATATGAATAAAGACTTTATTGATGAACTACAAATAGATAAGTCTATTATTATAAAATCACAAGTGTTTAATACATTAAGAAAAAGAAAGAATTTAACAAAGAATTTATATATATACTTTTTGAATAAAAATAAAATGTTATTAAAAAGAGCATTTAGTGTATTAGCGAAATCAGTTCGCTTGAATAAACTTGAATGTATGGTTGAATCAGAATTAGAAATATTTAATAGAGAAGAGATTACTGATATCATACGAAAAGAGGCTATGGAATGGGAAACAGATATGGTATTTACTATAACACCACACGAAGATAAATTAAAAATACAGAGTCAAATATTCAAGATGATTATGATATCAGAGGAATTTAGTGAATCTGATTGTATGTATTTGTATCATGGATGTGACAAAAAAACTTTAGATTCAATTCTACAATATGGTAACTTTTCTACAATTATGTGTGGTAGAGCTCATGGATCAAAATATGGTCCAGGAATATATCTCACATCTAAGTTATGGAAAGCTATTCAATATTCAGAGAGATCTATTCATACATCACATAGCAAATATGTGTTAGTTTGTAAGGTGTTAGTAAAAAATATAGAAGTTGCTAAGCCATTACAATTACTACATGGTAAAAATAAATATGGGAATCAAATAGATACATCTGTTGATAATATGAAAGATCCAATTGAGTATATTAAAAAGAAACCGGAACACATATGTATTCTGGGTTATTTAGAGATTTCTATAGAAAACAGAAACTGTAAGTTACTAAATAAAGCTTTTGGTAAATTACCAGCAATTCTACATCATAAATCTAACATGAACCCAGGAATAAATTCAACTACTGGTATTAAATTCACGAATACCTTTTCTCATGTGGTTTCTATATATTGGATACCACCAGTTGGTGGTTCTCAAACATTAATGAATGGTGGTGTTCCTAGTGGTGCATCTACAATTATAAAAACGATGATAGGACACACCTTCGAGATTATATATAATAACAATACAGTATTAACAATAACAATAGATACAAATCACATAAATAACGGTGAAGTATTTATTAGATAAAAATTTATATATTTTTTTTATTATATATATATGAACAAAGAATATTTGGATTCTATATATAAATACTATAATGAGAAAAATAGTACCAAAAGGTGTAAATCATGTGATACAGATAAAATTTTTAAAGAAACAAATAATAAGATAGTATTTAGTTGTGGAACTGACAATAGTAAAATATGTGGGATACAATTAGATATAGATTTACCTGAATATATTAATTATTATCACTTGAATACTATCAAAAATTATGTGAATGAGCAAGTGAATAGTAAAACATTATCTAAATATATTGATGTTGATGTGAATGATTATTCGAATGAATTAGATTATATCAAAGATATAGAACGTAAATATGAACAACAAAATAAAATGATTGATAAAAAAGAAATAATAAATGATATTATAAAAAAAAGAAAACGATTATATTCTAGTTTGGATGTTAGTGAACCTAAAAAATATGTACAAAATATGAAAGAAATAAATAAGTTATATAATGAGATGCTTGAATTAATCAATAGTATTAAATATATAGTTATTACTGATCCACCAAAAATCAATAATAATAAAACAAAAACCAAAAAATCATCGAGTTCAATTAAATTAAAAGTAAAATGGAAACAAAAAAATAAAACATTATATGGCATTGTTGAACACATAATAAAAGATAAGTTTGTAGTGAAATCAAATAATACAGAATATATTCTTAAAAAAGATAAGTTAGAGATAATATCAGATAGTGAATATTTGGATGCTACAGAATCAGATAAAATAATAATAGGAGATAAAGTTAATTGGTATACAAAATCGAATACAATAATGAATGGTACAGTAATAGATTTAAATAAAACAAATGCTATAGTGAAGGATGATGATAATGATGAATATGTTATTAACATAAGTAAATTAGATAAAGTTTAAAAAGATAATTATATATTATGATAAAAATGAAGCCATCTTGTTTTTGTACTATATGTACATCTAATTGTGCATTATAATCAAATAAACCAATTACTATCTATTATCATCATTTTTTTTTTATCATTACCTATTAAATAATTATAATGAATTAAAAATCCATTTGGATTTTTAGTTCTGTGGTATAAACCATTGGGATATTCACATAAAGGCAATTTTTCATAATGTATAGCTTGCTTCATTTTATTAACATATATTTGGTCACATCCAATTGTATTAATATCTATAGATTTTGGATCAAAAAAATCTCTTGTTTTTTCATTAGATCTAATAAACATAAGACCACTACATAATTCACCGTCGTCATCGTCACTTTGTTTATCATTTTGAATTAATAAATCTATATCTTTGTTTTCCATTCTATTATTTAAATCTGTAATAAATTTATCGCTTTTATAAACTATATCTCCATCTGTAAAATATACAAAATCATTATCTAGTAATGCTTTATGAATACATCTAAATTTTTGATATACTACTTTATTCCAATTACCTTGTCTAAATTCTTGTAATTCTTTTATTTGCTGGTCTTCGGGTAGTTGTAATAATGTTTTACAAGGATAATCCATTAATAAATCATATGCTTCTTGATCGATACAATATACTTCAAGTAATTCTGGTTTACCTATCATGCTAAGAGTTTTTAAACAATTTTTAGTATATTCCACATACCCTTTATTTGTTAATGTTATATATGCTGTTTTAGTCATTTATATATTATATTCATATAAATTTTAAATATATTTAAAACTGTTAAGTAGAATTAATGGCATTTGGAACAGTACCAATAGTAACACCTGAAGTGACTACTGATTCATATATGGAACCATTAATTGAAGATGTTCATTATATAAAAGTGTCAAATACAGATGAATTCAAGAATAAAATAAAATCAATTGATGAACATAAATGGAATAAAATGAGTAAAGAATGTTATGAATGGTATCAAAGAAATGTATATAGTAAAAATTGTTGGAATAATATGATAAATAATATATTATATAGTATATAATGTCAGATAATACATCAGCACCATCAGAACCATCAGCACCATCAGAATCATCAGGTCCAGAAGTAGAAGAATCATCATCAAATAATTGGGGGGGGGATATAATAGGACTACTACTATTTTTTGGATTTATAGGATTAATAATATATTTTTTATTTTTTAGTGGAGATAACAACGACAATGACACCAATAAAGATAATGACACCGATAAAAACAATGATAAATATAAAAAATTAGAAGATAGAGTAACCAAACTAGATAATAGAGTTACTAAACTAGAAGGTGATGGCGGTGATGGCGGTGATGGCGGTGATGGCGGTGATGATAGTGATGATGATCATGATCATCATAAACCAAAAAAACCAAAAAAACCAACACTTCCCTTCGGATAAAAAATTAAACATAATTTTAATCGATAGAAATCATACAAGCACCACCTGGTCCACTAACAACACAACCTAATACAATTGGTTTGTTTCTTTTAATATGGACACACAATGTGGTGTTTGATATCTGAATACTGGAGGTGGATCACCTTCTTCGAATTCACAACCATATATATCTCTTTTTACTTTTTCTAATGGATTATATTCATTGCATTTAGTATTTTCTGTGTATTTACTGAATATAGATTCATTTATATCTAATGATTTATCAAATAATGCTATAATTACTTGTTCATTAAATACCACCATATTTATTGTTTATATTATATAAATTTAAAAATTATTCAAATTAAATTTATTGTATTGATTACATGATTTTATACAATTTTTATAATCATTCATATAATTACTCTGGCACAAATTATAACATCTTTTACTAGTTATGTCATCATTTATCCATATATCATCATCTTTTTCTATTTTTTTAAATTTTTCATTATTCATATAATCGACAATTCTTCTTGTTTGATTTTTTGATATTGCGAATGGATTAAATAATTTATTACCTGATTTAACATCTTTTTTTTGTCTATTTATTAAATATAAAAGTAAAAATCCCATTAATGTCATATATATAACAGTTGTGGTATTCATATAATAATAATATTAAAAAAAATAATATTCATATTTGATTACATATCTAAAAAAAAAAAGATTACAAATTTATTCATATGTGATATGTGTATCTTACAAATATATTAATAATTGTATATTTACAAAATTTATACGATTAATGGTTGTATACACCAATATTTATATTTTATTATTTTTATAAATCAAACGCATTTTGTATATTAACAATACGATTAAAACTATATTTTAATAATTTATCATTTTTACTAACTTTAAGAACGTGATAATTATATTTATGATATTTATTTATGAACTCTAACTTATCTTTTTCTGAATCAAACATATCATTTGCTATAGAATCTAATAAATTTTTATTTTGGATAGAAATTAATTTTGTTATTTTATCCATAATGATAATTATAATATATTTAATTATACAATATCAAATTAATAATAAAATGTTTCACCTCCAATGAATCCTTTTGGTCCATCATATGTTTTACCAGAAATGAATCCTTTTGGTCCATCATATGTTTTACCAGAAATGAATCCTTTTGGTCCATCATATGTTTTACCAGAAATGAATCCTTTTGGTCCATCATCTGTTTCATCATATGGGTTTCTATTACTTATATCTAAACTATTAATAATCTCAATCATTGTATCATTGATGTCGACATCTCTTAATGGTACGTATTGTTTTGCTATTAATAAGAAAAATGTACCTTCAATACTACCAATTAAAAATATCAAAATAATATTTTCTATTATTATTTCTTTATAATTTATATTGTAGTTATTTTCGATTAAATAATATAATATAAATAAGAAAACAATATATAATAATAATAATATTATGATATTAATTGATTTATATTTATCGTGATTTAATTCATATAATTTATCTTGTGTTATATTATCACCTTGAATACTTTTATTTAATGAATCTAATATTGGATTATTATTACCAATATTATTGAGACCAGTTAATCGTAATAATTTTTGATTTTTATTAAATAATTTATTTAGATTATCAATAACATTTTCATCAATTAATTCATCAATAGCATCTATTTCTTCATAAACAATAAAATTCCAATAAAATATTGTTAAGAATGTGAATAAAACAACACAATGTAATGATATATTAAATACTTGCGATGGTATATTAGTCATTATAATATTATCAATAAAAAAAATATATATTATAGTATATAAAAAAATGGTGAATCCGATTGTAAAATATGGTGGTGGTTATATTTTGTTCATCGCATTAATTATAGCAATAGGTTTTGCTACAAAAAGCACTAGAGACCGAAGCAAAGAATCTATAAAAACTATTATGAGTAGTTCAGATACAGATACAGTTATATCCGAGATAAATAATGTTAACGAAAGAGCCGATAAAGTATATAAATATATGGTATACGCATTCATTGTTTCATCATTCGCTTACTTTGGTTATAAATTAAGTAATGTATATGGTAGTGGTACAAATGCATTAAAAGCGATTTTTAATATACTTATATTTATTTTCAATCTTATTCCAAAATTTATTAATTATATTTTAGGAAAAGGTGGTAGTAGTAAATCATTAGCACTAATAACATCATTTAATACAGGAGAAGGTGGTGATGATAGTAGTAAATCATTACTAATAGCAATGGGTTTTGCTATGTTTTTAGGAGGAACTGGTAAAGCTATAGAAATACTAGGATTTAAAAATTGTTTTGATGATATAGGTATAAATTCTCCATCTTCAATATTACTATTTGATATGTTTTTTACAAATACATTCGCATACTTTTTTGATCTAATAGCTGCATTTATAGCAGTTATATCTGTAAAAGCAGGGTTAGAATCGAAAGAAATGGTAAATGCTAATTTAGGATTAGGTGATAAAAAATTATTTGGTAAAAATGTAGTACTTAGATTTATTTGGTATTTAACAATTATAATTATATTCTGGAACTTTTCATCATTAGTTAGAACAAAACTTGGTTTATTAATAGATTATGGACTAGGATATCAACCTATTAGTACAAAAAATATTAATAGTGAAGAAGTAAAAAAACAATTAAAAAATAAAAAAGATGAAAAAACAGATAAATGCCCTACATCAGTAGCAGGTAGTGATGGCGGTGATGGCGGTGATGGCGGTGATGGTGGTGATGGCGGTGATGGTGGAGATGGCGGTGATGGCGGTGATGGCGGTGATGGCGGTCATGTATTGATATTTGGAAAAAATCACGAATGTGCTGATAAATTAACTAAGTTTAAAACATTGGGTGTTAATAATAATACAACAAAAGGTGCTATGGTTGCTACTATTATTGAGATTTTAGTATTTTTAGCAGTTTTATTTCCTATGAGACATTATTTTATATATGAATTAGGACCAGATGGTAAAATAAATAATAATACATCATCTGAAGTAATATGTAAATTTGTATTTGCTATAATGGTATTAATTACAATATTTTATTTATCAAGGTATGTTACATTTTCTGAAATTGGCACAAAAGAAACAGATTTTTCTTTCTGGAATCCAACAAAGGCAGAGGAAGATTATGATAAGTTAGCTGAGGAACCTATAGAAGGTAAATGTGATACATCAACGAAATATAAATTTGTGGGATTAGTAATAACAGTATTGATTTTATTCTTAATCGTAGTAATTGTATTTGGAAAAGTTAATCCTTTTACCGCAATATCATATCTAGTAGTATATACAGGATTATCATTTGGTATAGTTTTCGGTATATCCCATTTCTTGTTTGCAAAAGAAAAATCGTCCGATGATGAAGATAGTATTATAAATAAACCATACTTTATATTGAATCCTAAGAGAAAAGATAGTACAGGATTTGGTAGTATGGCTGTAACTATTGGTTTAGTCATAGGAATATTTGGTTTAATGTGGTTTGTAGGAACAAGTTCCCCATTAACAAAAAATGAAAAATTTGATTCTATAAGTATTGACCCTATAAATCCACAAGATACATCTACACTTACATCTGTAGATACATCTGTAGATGTAACACCTGTAGATACATCAGCTGTAGATGTAACATCTGTAGATACATCTTTATCAGATCCAACAATAGCAAGATGGGGTGGTGGTAAATCTAAAAGAGTAAAAAGAAAATCAACTAGAAGAAAAAGATAAGTTATTATTTTGATAAATATTTTTTTAATACACCCGAAATATCATTTGTTATTTTACTAGTTTTTATAATATTTACATTTTGGCCTACAAAAAATATGAATATAAATTCAATAACAGCAACAAACATAATTGCTATTAAATTATTGAATATTATTTTTAATATATCTAAATTACTAGATAAAATGTATAGTATAATATTTATCACAATAGTTAATACAGTCACAATTGTTATAAATATTATTCCTCTTATCAATATTTTTTTATTTTCATTTTTAATATCATCATTGATAGGTCTATTTTTAATTTTATCTATCATTAATTGTTTTTGTTCTTGTGTTAAATTTTGAATAGACAATCTAATTATATAGTAATTTATATATGTGTCAGCTAAATTTTTTAATTGTTCACTAGCAACATGCCTTTCTAATCTAATAGATATTGTAAAAAAGAATAGTGTCAAAAATATAACCATTATAGCTGAATGTATGCTAATATCAGAAATTTGATGAATTAAATGATTATTCATATATATATATATAATAAATTATATATTAATTATAATAGATTCCCAATTATATCTTTTTAATACATGACTTTCTATTAATTCATCTGGATATTCAATACTTTTATTTTTTTTTAATTTTCTTTTAGATAAGTAAAAGCTACTTTCAGGAAATACTAATTGCAATTGTTTATATGGTGTTATTTTTGTATCATTATGTATTATTCTAAATTTATCAATCGTTTTTAAATATTCATATATATCTTTTAAACTTGGTGCGACACTGTATTTATAATGCCATTGCCAATTAATACATTCTTTCATATAATAATGAATATTCCATACAAATGATTCTATATAATTTTCGCATATCTTTTTTGTATTCGATACATTATAATATTTATAATATTCATTCCTCCAAATATTTAAATTTTTAAATATTTTAATCTCATCATCTCTGTGTATAATTGGTTTATTTAACATTAATTCATCATATGTTAATACATAAGATAATATTCTTTTTTGTTGTTTATCTCTAATATTCAATATTGTTTTTATTCTGTCATCTTCTTTTATAGATAATTCTCTTATATACTCTTTAAAATATTCAAAATTAATAAAGTTTTCTTCAAACTTATTAACTAAATAAAACATTTCTCCATATTTAATTTTTAGTAATTTGTATGTATCCATTAAAACATCTAGTCCATGATATCTTATATTGATAGATGGAGTATTTTTTATAAAATCATTTCCTATGAAAAAACATATGAATATATAATCTTCAGGTGATATATCCATATTAAATTTTAATTTATCGATATTCAAATATATATATTCATCATCACTACATTCAATATTATATTCAGTTCTCTCTCTTACTAGATGAATATTTGATTTATTTATAATTGATAACATGATTAAATCCGAGTCTAAACCATAAATAACATTATTTTTTAGATTATTTTTATTGATATAATCAAATATTTTATGCTCACCTTCACCTGGAATACTCGATAAATTTAACTCAATATTATGTTTATTAAATTTTTCTGATAAAAATTTGTCTAATTTATACATAAATTTAGTACCTGGTGTTATAGCATTGGTATCCCATTGTTTATTTTGTTTAGCAGAATTAAATCGTCTTTGTCTTTGTTGTTTTATTTTAGGCATAGGACAAGGTCCATCAACCGCAATATATATAAATTTTGGTTTTACTAATTCTATAATCGTATTTATTTTTTCTTGAATATCTTCAAGCATCTCAGATTCATTTGTTTTACCTGAACAACATGGATGTATCAAGCAATTTAAATCAAATAATAGATTATCAACATATTTCGGTGTATCTATAATATCCCTATTATCTTGTATGATTGTTTTAAAATACACAGGAATACCCATAGATATTTATTTATATATATATATTCTATTTCTTATATACACATAAATAATATGAATCAGTTTAGAATCATTTAAAATGATGGATATCTCGTTTTTGAAGATAAAAATATAATTTGATATTTTTATATTTTTTTTATAGTATATACAGAGCGCTATAGGCTTTTGACAGGCAGGTTTACCGGCTAGGTTGGAGGCGAACGAAGAATTTGCGAAGAGGTGCTCTGTGGCTACGATGCCAACTGTGAGAGATGCGATGGAGACATACGCCCTTCTTTGGAGGGCTCTTTGCGCTTCATTGGGTGATGCTGGTATGAGCCAGACCACTGTACTCAAAGAGTACATACCATTTGATGAGGTTGACTTCGACGAGTTTGAAGAACTTGGTTTTAACACCGTGTTCACAAGCTCGAAGATCGCGACCAAACTCATGGGGTCTTACAACGGACTCATGCTACTGAGGGATTCACTGAACAGAAATGTCGCGATTCCTGTATTGGAATTCAATGACTGCGTTGTCATGATTCCTCTTGGAGAACCTGGACGCGATGTAGGCGGCTCGATAGCACATCTGATGTGTGTAAAGGCTTCTTTGGAAGGCCCAATCACATTCAATGAGATGCTACCGACAACACCTGCAGAAACAGCGTACTTTGAGATGTGCCTTGATCTATTTGAAAAGGCGTACAAGAATCTAAATGAGAACGTTCCAGTATCTGAATGCGGCGCCATTGTAATGGCTAAAGCAACGGAATTGGGACTCGAACACACTGTTGGAATCCGCGAGTTTGTGGTGGCAGCTATTGCCGCTGTGGATAAGGGCGAAGGGGTTCTACCTGGATTCGTATTAAAAGACCAGAATGGTGATGACATCGCGGGTGATAGTGATGCAGTGAAGGACAAGATCAATGAAGTCTTTGGAGGACAACTGATCAAATTTCGTGCATTCATTCAACCACCCACTGACGTCAGCATGTTATCCAGTCATCTACATGCATTCGAAGATCAAGAATTTCCTCAGGAAATGCTTGATACGTATGTTGACTGTCGTGAGATTTTGGAAGAGAAGAAAAGACTCTTGACAATGTCAGGGTCTGAGCCAGAACCAGAAGGAGATGATGGATCGGCTTTGCGCCGGACCAAGTCGAAGCGTGGCTAAGTAGCCCGTGGCTTAGGCCGCACTAAGGCTCCTGCGTCAGGAGATTAAACCGACGCCCGTGGCCTATTGGCTACAACAAAACTAAAAAAACAAATAATTGTTTTCCGCACGAAGAATCCAATGAGAATGGGATAGATCGTAACGGTTTTTTTAATTTACTAAATCATTAATATCCATTAATAAAAATTTATTTTTTTTTGATTTTAAATGATCCGATAAATCTTTATCAATTAAATTATGCTTTTTTTTATCATTCTTTATAATAGACAATAAACATTGTAGATATTTGTATTGATTATCCTCTCCACTATCTTTTATATTTATAATAATATCACTAATAATATTATCAATACATCCTTCAAATAATTTTAATGAATTGACTTGTATGATCATTCGGTAGTATCCAATTAAATTATCCACTAACCGATTATGATTACATAATTTATCATAATCTGAATTATTTATATCTTTATTTTTATTTATAGAATCGTATATAGAGTTAATATGCATATTAATAATACTTTTTTTATCATATATTTTGTTTACTTCATTAAGAATAAATTTATATTCATTTGAATAAGATTCATGTTGTATAATTTTCTCCAGAATATGTTTAATATATTCATCAACAATATCTACAACTAATAATTTTATAATATTATTTTTAATATCAATATAATTATCACAAGTAACTTTATTTAAATATTCTAAAATAGTCTGCATAATTTTGTTATTCTCTGATTGATCATATTTAGTAGATATCTTTAGTTTATAATAATCTTTATTTGTATCAATACTATCTAGAAATTCATTTAAATTATATTTATCTTCATATAACTTATATGATTCAATAAAATCTACATTATCATATATTCTTTTTAATTCATCTTTCGAATATATAATCATTTTATATATATTATAAATAAATCTTTAATTTAAATCAAATAAGAATGATATATCATAATTATAGAAATAAGATATCTTCTTTTTTAATGTCTCATTTCTTAATATTAATTCAAATAATATACATAAATATTTTTTAGATACCTTGAATTTTTTACCTTCTAATTCAGCTTTATAATAATCATTAAAATATGTTTTTATAAGTTGTAGTGTGTATTCCGGATTAGAAAATTGACTATTACTATTACATTGATAACCAATTGCGTTATCTTTGATATTTTTGTTTTTATTTTTTAATTCAAACCATTTAACAATTTTAAAATCAATAGCAGGGACTATTTTTTTCGGTGCTACATAATTATAACCCCATACAGGTGGATTATTTCTATATTTTTTTTTATAATCATCTGTTTTTGAATATTGTTTTAATATATCATTAAATTCAGATTCAGTTACTTCATCAACTTCATATAATTGATTTAAATCATCTAGCATAAAATACACATATGTTTTATTTGTATATAAGAAAAATCCAACAGGTATTACATCAACTGGATAATCTTTATCAAATTCATATTCATTTGTTTTATAAATAAAATTATTTCTATAATGTTCAAATACGTATTTATCTATTTTTTCTAATTTTGGTAATTTTAAAATTATTTCTTTTAATAAAGAAGCTTTTTGAGTAAAAGATAATCGTTCAATATCATAATCATATAATACTTGTTCATCAAAATTATATAATTTAATAAGTTTATGTTTTTTGAGTGAAGGTTCAGGATCAATTACAACAGACTCATATAAATCAGGTGTATCATATTTTTTTAATGTTCTTTTAGATTTAATAAGTTGATGATATTTATCATGTTTATTAAAACCAGTAATTCTATAAATGACTGGTATATTTTTATCCATTTTATTGAATGGTTGAAATATGTAATACTTATTATTGTATATTAAATATCCATCTATATCATTATGTTTTAGTTTATATCTTTCTTTAATCATATAATCTATTGCCAAATATATTATAAATTTATCAACAGATATTACTTCATTTAATTTATCTATAATTTCTTCTAGTTTTAATGCTATATTATTCAAATAAATATCGTAAATATATTCAGCTATTTGAACAAGTAATGGAGTAATTGTTTGTATATTAAGTGTATCGTAATTTAATTTTGATGTAGACATATCTGCTATACAATCATATTCACAAGAATCTTGATATGAACATATCTTTGAATACGGTTTATCATCTTTATCATAATTTATTTTTTTTAAATTTTTACAATCTATTGATACACTTTTTAATATAGATTCTACTTCACCTATTTGTATTGATTTTTTTTCTGCATTTCTATACATAATAGTATCAGTTGTATCATTATCATTTTTATTCATAGCACAGTGTATAAAAATTTTAACATTTCTTTTTTCTTTTGGTAAAGATTTATGAGAACAGAATCGAATACCTCTACCAATAATTTGTTCAACTCTATTTAAATGATGCCAAGGATCTAATATATGAATACTTCTAATATTTTTTAAATCTAAACCTTCACTAGCTACTTCTGAACCAAGAATAATTTTAATTTTTTCTCCATTCATATTTTCTTCTGATATGGCTACTTTAATTTCATTAACATTATCAGATGATATCCCAGGCTCACCTGTTATTGCTATATATTTCCCTCTTATAAATTCTTTTTTATTTTTGTATTTAGAAATAGGGATACCTTCATAAGATATAGGTTCTCTTTTGCTATCTGATTTTAGTATCTCATCATTCGAATATTTTTGATAACCATTTTGTTCTAAAGCTAAAATTAAAGGAATGATACCACCTCCAATAAATCTTGAATAAATAAAAATAATACCTTCAGATTTATCTTTTATTAATGAATCTAATATACTTTTAATTTTTGTAGAATAGTTTTTAATTAAATTAATATCAAATATAGGACCGTATTTTTTTAATAATTTTGATTTATATGTATATGTATCTATTTTTCCTTTTTTTATATTCATCATATTATTTAAACCAATTCTACCATATGGTTTTTCTACTTCAACAGGATAAACAATATTAGATAATTGTGATAATGAAGTTTCATCCATTAACATTAATTTATTTCTTTTGTCTAATTTAATATCATTAACTCTTTTATTGTATTCTTTTTTTTGTTCACCAGAAAAATAACTAGGATATATTTGTAAATACCTAAATTTATATTCAACTTTTTCACCTAAGATATCTTTTTTTGGATACTCAGATTTTTTTAATATATCATCAGGATAGATTCTTGTTGGGAATAAATTTTTTCTTTCTCCTCTGACATATGATACATAACCTTTCGATTTATTTATCAATAATTCTCTTCCTTCTCTAGTCAAAAATCCATCTTTGAAAATATTCATAGAAATAGTTGTTCTATTATCATTTAATAGTAATAAATTCAATAATGTTACAATTTCATCAGACTGATTATACATAGGTGTAGCAGATAATAATATTAATTTTAAATTTACTGAGTGTTTAATAATATACTCTAGAACTTCTAGTATAAGTTTTGAATCATCATCTCCTCTTATTCTTTGTACTTCATCAATAATGATAACACGATTAGAAAATAAATTCTTAATTTGTTTACGTCCATTATTCATTTTCATAATTTTACTGACAACATTCGCAAATTTTAAATAACCAGTAAAATCATAGTTTCTAGAAACTATTTTTTTAACTTCTTTATTATTATTTTTATCTTCTAATTTACTAATGTATATTTTGCCTGTACATTGATTTTCGTCTAATTTATTATTCAATATTGTATTTTCCCATCCAGATTTAATATTACTTGGTAATAAAACAATAATTTTATTATCTTTTAGTTTATTTTTATAATTTTCGGCAATAGTAATACCAGTACAAGTTTTACCTGTACCTGTACCATGAAATAATAATAATCCATTATATGGTGTATTATTTGACATAAATTGTTTTAAAAATATTTGATGTGGTGTTAATTTAAATTTAGAATTACATGTTGTGTTTTTAGTATTTAGTATTGTATTGAATTCTATTTTATTACTAATTTTATTATAAAAGTCAGGATCATTATGTGATGGATATCCATTATATTCATTATCATCTGGTTTTATTTCTAATTCATCTAATTTTTGTTTTATACATATTTTTTTAATTTGTATGTCTCTATTACTATTATCTATAATATGTTTTGTATTTATAATATCTATATCTGATTGATTCACCATTGATAAATATAATTTATCATAAATTTTATACAATTTTTCTTCATTATTTGGTAATTCTTTTAATATTTTCTCTTTATGTTTTTTTATTATATTATTAAGTATAGATACAGCATTCATATATTATTTATAATATAATATTCTTTATTATAAGATTCAATAATAGATTTTACTTTATCTATGATATCAAATTTAGATTTATTATAATCTCTAATATAATTCTTTGTATTATTTATATCAATCCATTTAACTTTATTAACTTCATCATTATTTATATCAATATCACATAAAACATCTTTATATATACCAACATAATAACATATTCTGTATTTAATATTATTTGTACTAACATACTCTTCAATTATAGGTAATATATTTTTAATAATATCATAATTATTAAAATCAATATTTGTTTCTTCTTTTAGTTCTCTTATAGCACAATTTATATTTATTTCTCCTTTATTTTTTCTACCCTTAGAAAATTCCCATTCAGTATCATCATATATTTTTATATTACATAATCTTTTTAATAATAAATCATTTTTTTTTAAAATTTGATACTTTTTAAAACCTTTATTGTATTTATGTATATTTTTTGATTTATTTTTAGAACCCCATAATTTTATCCATAAAGTATCAAATGATTCATTCATTATATTTAATTTTTCATTATTAGTCATTCTAGAAAATATAAGTTCAATTGATTTTATATTTTCAAAATTATATTTTCCCATCAAGAATTCAATATAATATATTGAATTCTTTCTGTTAAGCATTAATATTTTATTATTTTTTATTAATATTATTCCATAACTTCTTATTATATTCATTACTTTAAAAAAATATATTAAAATACTATTATTTACGGAACATCTAACTGTGTACTAACTCTTAAATTTTTGTAGTCCATACATATTAATGATATCAATAAATTAAAAAATCCTATCTTAATTAATATTATTTGTATTCTATTCATATATGACATATTCTCTAAAAATGGCCAAGGGATTATCATTAATATAATAATTAATATATATTCAATGAATGGCTCGACTAATATAGCTTTGAATAAATTTTTAATTATTGTTATTAATTTCTTAAATTTAAATTTACCATTTACTACCAAATTAGCTGTAAATATATCATATAATGCACCATCCATCAAACTATCTACACTCTTCGGATATACCACTAATATGATAACATATATAATCTGAATAAATATAATAGATATCCAAATTAAATGATGATACCAACGGAACCCATCAAATATATGAGTAGAACGTGTCATATATAATTGTACTAAAAACGTAAATACAACATATAATAATAAATTTATTAATCCAATTATTGACATCGATGTAGATATATTTTTAATATTCGTAAATATGTCTTTCTTGTTATCATATACTTTTTTAGAATTAATATTTTTAATATGTTTCATATATTCAACTTGTTCTTTCATTGTATATTATATAATAGAGATTATAATAAATAATATTTATTTAAATCATTTTATCTAAAGCATTAACCCTAGATGTCCCATCTTTAGCAGTAAAAAATTCTTCTTTAGCTTTTTCAGTTCTTTCTTTTTTACACGCCGGGAAATTAGGATTTTGTTTACACAAATCATCCAATTTATCATCTCTATCTCCTAGCCTTTCTTTTTCTTTTTTATTATCAGAATATTTTTTTGCTAAACCAGCGACTATACCAGTACCTACGACACCTATACCTATTAATCCAGCTATTTCTAAACCACTCATTCCACCACGCTTCTTTTTTCTTGTTTTCTTTTTAGTTTTAACATACCTTTTCTTTTTGTATGACTTTGTTTTTACTTTGGATTTACTTTTCTTATGATATCTTTTCTTTTTGTACGACCTTGTTCTAGTTTTGCGTTTTCTAGGTAACTTGTTTTTTGATTTAGTTTTACGTCTCATATATATATATATATATTTATTTTTTTAATAAATCTGGATCAATTATATCACAATTGATTAATTTGGTTCGAAGATAACATACAAAAGTTAAACGAGTGTATTTTTTATCTATACCTTCAGTACCAATTGATACATTGTCTTTAAAGGCGCTATCTAATTTACTATTAAACAAGATATCTTCATCTGTTTCATACATTTCAGTATTTGCGTGATATTGATGAACATCCATTGCTAAATAATCATTTGTACGAACATCAACACCTATTCCGAATTGTGGAAAACATGTGTATCCACCATGATACTTACCTCTTTCTATTACGGTTAAATTACCAAATCCTTCTTCATAATCACCTGCATCTTTGTGTGCTGCTGTTCTAAAATTTCTATTAATAGTAACAGTTGAGAATGATGTATCTGATATTTTAAAATCAGGTTTCTTTGTTGCTCTATCGTATTGTGATTTGTATCGTTCAGGCATTAATGTTTTAAAACATTCATCTATTTTTTCTATATAAGGAATACCAGATAAATAATCATCGTAATGTTGTCTAGTGAAATGTGTCAATCTACAAGGTAAATTATACATTTTATTATCTGATTCAAAAAATCCAACCGGATTCGAAAAAACTTGATTATTAACCTTCATTTTGCTTTTTTTGCCATTTTTTAATATATAACTAGTCCTCCATTTATCTGTGTCTGCTAATTGTTTTTTACTCCAGTACACACCAGATACATTTATTGGACCAGCCGATGCACCTCTTCCTCTACTTGGTTTGGCTAAATTTTTATATGATTCCCAACCAATTTTAATATATTTGTCATCTATCATATTTTTTCTGAATTTAAGTAATACTTGTTTAATATTATCATCATCATAATAATAAACATCTGTGTCTTCAGTTATTATTGGGTGAGTTAAGATATCTTCATTAATCCAAGTACCTTTTAATTTATCAACATCATTGTCACTCATTATCTTTTCTACAATTAATTCTCTCATTATTTATATAAAAGATATTAAATATATTTAATATAAGATATCTTATGAATAGATCAGACGAGATAATTAAATTATTCCAATCAATTAATATACCAAGAGATATAACAAAAAAAATATTAGATATAGAAAAAAATGATATTATAAAAAAATCATATAGAGACTGGTATTATATACAAATACAGAATATAAATTACAAAAATACATTATTTTGTGAAGAATTTTATAGAGGATTATTATTAAATGATATTGTACATATTAATGGTAATTTTAAAACATTAAATTATCACATTAATTGTTATAGAAAATTAAAAAGAGAATCTGAAGAACAAGCCTTATTTATTATGAGTTTTAGATTTTAATCGCAATCATAAAATTCATCTTGATTATCCAATAATTTCTTATATTTTTCTTTAATAATTTCTAATTCTAAATTTAAATCTTTTATAATTTTTTTTGATTTTGTGTTATCTCTTTTTAGAAATTCTATTTCTATATCTTTTTCTTTTAATGTATTTTCAAAATCATTAATAGAATTCATATGATTTTTATAATTTTTAATGAATTCTTTATGAGTTTTAGATTTAATATGTTGTTTAAAAGATTGATTATTAGTTATTTTAGAACCACTTTTACATCTACATTCATAATGAATACAATTTCTTTGATATCTTCTATATGGTGAGACATCAATATACTGGTCTGTATTAATATCGAATGTAGGTGTATATAATTCGTGTTCAACTTTAACAAGAATGTATTTATCCATTATATATAAAAAATTATAATATATAAATATATTAAATTCAAATTTAAATTTAATTACAATCGAAACAAGTCCAATATATGTCCACATCATTATAAACGGCCATAGATTCATAATCGTGTGGTGCTACATATAAGATATCTTATTACAGAAGAAAATAGGTTTCCCTAGATTCTTCCCAGAGACAGGCGATTAATCGGCCAGTCATCTCTGATTGGTAATTTAATACCCTTCTTTTTTTAGTTGCTCACGCAACTCTTCTGTCGCGTATTTGAGTGCATATCCATTTTGTTGGACTGCAGCCAAGACTATTTCTCGGTCTCCACGCAACTCTCGTGATGCATATTTGAGTGCCCTTCCATCATTAGTTACTGCAGCCAAGACAATATCTTGGTCTCCACGCAACTCTTCGGATGCATACTGAAGTACATATCCATATTGTTCGACAGCTATCAAAGCAATCACTCGGTCTCCACGCAACTTTCGGCTCGCATATCTGAATGATATTGTATCATTTCGAACTGCTTCCAAGACAATTTCTCGGTCTCCACGCAACTCTTCCGATGCATAATACAGTGCACTCCCATATCTTTTGACTGCTATCAAAGCAATCACTCGGTCTCCACGCAACTCTTCGGATGCATATTCGAAATTATATCCATATTGTTTGACAGCTATCAAAGCAATCACTCGGTCTCCACGCAACTTTTGACTCGCATATCTGAATGATAATGCATCATATCGAACTGCTTCCAAGACAATTTCTCGGTCTCTACGTAACTCATCTGATGCATAATGGAGTGCAGATCCAGCTCGGACTGCAGCCAAGACCACATCTCGGTCTCCACGTAACTCTGGTGACGCATATTCGAGTACCCATCCATAATATTGTTTGACAGCTGTCAAGACAATCTCTCGGTCTCCACGTAACTTTCGGCACGCATATCTGAATGATAGTGAATCATTTCGAACTGATTCCAAGACAATTTCTCGGTCTCTACGTAACTCTTCCGATGCATAATACAGTGCATCCCCATATTGTTTGACAGCTGTCAAGACAATCTCTCGGT